GCATTAAAGCTAAGAGCCGATTTGTTGGCGGCTTCAGCCACAGCTTCATACTGCGCCTCGCTAAAATTAATTAATACTCTCTTATCAACCATTTGTTCTCTCCTTGGTTTAATTATCTAAGCACTGCGACCTGAGCCACAGTGCTTATTAATTAAGCCGCTATTGCCTGCGCCTTATAATCCTTGATCGCCTGCAATGTGTCAACGGCCTCAGACCATGTGTCGGCAAAGTGAGTTTCAATAACCCCAAGCTCTGCGTAATCCACGTCACCCTCATCATAGCCACCCAGCCAGTATCTGCGAAGACCTTCAGAATAGTAATGCTCGATCTCAATCTCAATGCCTAGCTCCTTAGCCAATCGCCTAGCCTTACATGCAGTTGACCCAGCGTTTGGGTTTTTTGGCTTCTTAGCAACATGAGGTATGACCATGCCATCTGGTGAAGTCAATTCATAAACCTCAGAAACCCTAGCGCGTCTCTTAACTCGCTTGTCCTTAATGCTCACGATCTCGCAAGTCAAACCGCATACATATCTGCGGCCTTGAACCAATTGCCAGTGATGCCCAGCAACAACCAAGAACACACGCTCTGCATTGCGATATTTCACAGTGCCTTTTAACCAGCCTGCAAGTGTGACGCCATTGGTGCGGTTAAGGCGCATACCATATGACCTCGGTGCAAAGCGGACGCCACACTCAGCAAATGCATCTCTGATTTGGCGAGTGCTAGTGCCTTTGACACTTCTCACACCGCTGAGGTGGCGGACAAGTCTTGCCGCCTCACCTGTTGTCATACCAGTGATTGCACTGACAACCGCCGCGCCACAGTAGCGGTTTCGATCCGCTTTTGTAGTGCCGTGATTAACTGGTTTGATTTTTAGTTTAGCCATTACGCACCCCCCTTCTGCTCGGCTAAACCCAGCTTGAGCATTTCGATTGCCTCATCTTTTTCGCCCATGATCAATTTACCCAATGCCCAAGACACCCAGCTTTTTGACTTTTTGTTGAGCTGACCATAATCGCCTTTTGGCTCAGGAGTTGGCTCAGTGCTAACTTGCTGGCTGATGCCACCAACTTTATTATCGTTAAGCCAGTTAAGTAAATCCAGCTTAGATGTTGGGACGTTAACCTCAACCCATTCTCTGGGTGAGTTGCGACGTGCCTCAGCCTGAGTGCCAAACCATTGTCCTGCATTATTTTTATAAAGTCTCATAACAAATCTCCTCGTTTGTGTTTATGTTATACCTTATAATAGCAGACTGACAGATGGCGTCAACAACATAATGATATATAAAAGATATATTTTCCGCTTGACCCTATCTGAATACCTGTTATATTGAGTGAATAAACATAAACATTAACGAGGAGATTAAATAATGGATACAACTTGGGAAAATGCTTACAATGAAGCAATCGATTTGGCTGTTGAGTTTCCAGAAATTGAGCTTACATCAGCCCTAAAACAATTTGCGTTTAATCATGGCATCGAGGAAGGCGATGACATGGCTAAATTTGTAAAATGGGGCTGGGAAAAAATGTACCAGCAATGGGCAGATTACGAGCGTAAATAACTGCTAGGGTCAGGCATAATGATATATAAATGATATATAAAGTGCTTGACCCTATCTCATAATCTGTTAGATTACTTAAATAACATAAACACAAATGGAGATTAACATGAGCTGGCACGAAAATGATTATCACGATAAATGGGATAACCCAAGATATGTAGCCGCAGTTGAGGCAAGCATAAAAGCCAATGCTAGAAAAAGCAGGGCTAAAAAGTTTTACGCTAATGATGAACGCGCGCAGGAAATTACAGAATTTCTAGCTGGGTCTAGCTATGATAATGCTGATAGTTTTCTTGGTAAAATGGAAAAAGCATTAGATGAATATGGGTCTTTAACTGAAGGCCAGCGCAATGCGGTTGTAAAAATTATCGACAAACGTGCGGCACTGATCGCTGAACGCCAAGCGGCTGACGCTGATTGCAAGTGGGTGGGCGTTGTTGGTGAACGTCAGGCGTTCAGCCTAACAGTACAGCACGTTGTGGCTCTGGAAGGATATTACGGCACGACATACATTAATATATGCCGCGATGAGAATAATGACATCGTTGTTTATAAAGGATCTAATGGCTGGTCAAAAAAAGGCACTGATGTAACTTGCATGGCAAAAATTAAAGAGCATGGAGAGCGCGATGGTGTTAAGCAAACTATTATCCAGCGCCCTACAAAAGTAAAAATCAATGGTGAGGATTGGTAATACTCACTCAGGTCAAGCACTTAATATATCATTTGTATATCATTGTGCTTGACCTTATCTTACAATCTGTTAGATTACACGAATAACACAAACATAAATGGAGAATACAAAATGACACTTACTGAAAATCAAAGCGCCGCAATGACTGCCTTAATCAAAAATTGCTTAAATGTAATGGGCGGCACTTGTGTTGCAGATTTAGTTGAAGACCCTTGGGTATATGTAAGAGCTGAAGACCTTGTAAATGCTGGTTGGACGCAAAAGCAAGCTGAGGGTACTTTTGGATCGTTAGTTGCTGGCGGTTATATTTATCACGATGTTGGTGGTAACTGTAATAATGATTTATATGCCCTTGATGGTTACGATGTAGATTTTAGCAATCTACTTCAGTTCCACGAATAGGTGGCGGCATGAACATCACAATGATCAAAGATGGTTTGGCTATGGCATTATTTGCCCTAGCCTGCATTCACCTTCCAGAAATTATAGTTTTTCTGGATACAATTATTAACGCAAACTTAGGAGAATAAAATGCAAACATTTAAATTTGAAATCACCATTGATGTTGGTGAAGATATGTGCGGCGACAGTGAAGGCCAACCCACACTTCACGAAACCAAAGAGTGGTTAAAAAATATGATCTCTTGGCAACATCCACATGATGCCAGAAGGTATTTTAATGACGTCAAAATTGTATCTAAAATAGGATAAGATAATGCAAAGATTAATTATTAAATCAATTCATGAGCATGGCTTCGGCTTTGCTTTCACTCACAAGGAACACGACGAAGTGTTTCTACCAAAGAAAATCTTAGCTGAGGCTGGTATCACACACATGAAGCCAGCCGATGAATTAATTGGCGCAGTTATACCTAATTATAAAGATAAGCTGGATGGCGGCTGTAAGTGGATCTTAACTGAAATTGGCTATGCCCACACATTTGCAGAGGATGAATAATGGCTACATTAAAAAAACTAAAATCTGATTATGAGTTTTGGTGTGGCGCTTATGCTAGTGTTGCCTGTAATGCTGAATTAAAAGATAGCAATTGGGTTAGAGATATTGCTAGAGCCTCACGTTTACTTACTTTGGATAAATTTAATGCTTACTTGGATGAGCTTGTAGAGCAAGAAAAAACCAAAAGAACCAGAGAGGCATTGGATCAAGTTATGGAAACAATTGATCCAACAGAAACACCTTTTTTTACAAAGCCAAAATCAACAGAAAAGGATAAATTATGACATTCTACACAACACTCGTTCTCACATATGTCATTGGCGGCGTGGAGCTACAGGATACCACGCTATACCGCAGTGCGCGTGAATGTGGTGAAGCATTGCCAGCCGTTTACAAGCCATATGAGAAGATGGATAGTATGGCTCAGTGCATCGAGACAAGCTACATCAGCTCGTCATTTATTGTACCAAAGCTCAGACCGAAAGGATTAACCAATGGCAAGTAAATATTACCCATGCCCAGAATGTGATGGCGCAGGCGAAACACTATTTGAGAAAGATTATAATATCTTTCATGAAACTTACTTGTATGAAAAGGCTGATTGCAAAAACTGCGCTGGCACTGGATTGATTTTGCCAGAAATGCCAGAAAAACCCAGCAGGCTAATACCAGCCCTTGATGATCAGGGAAAATTTGTGAGACGTGAAAATGATGAATGAGGAGAATGTAAATGAACACCAAAGATTGCTACAAGGCAATAACGAGGCTAATCAAGCTCAACGAGGCAGTTCAGGAAGATCTGAAGGGCAAAGAGGTGAGAACGAGGAGCTATTATCTGTGGATGTTGCAAGAGCAACTGGCAATATTGAACAATGTAGAACACCAGCTTTCGCTTATGCGTCGAAAGAACAAGTCGCCCAAGCCATGAGGGATGAGCCTACACATAAATATGAGATTATGTATTCCCACTTGCTATACAATTTTGAGAAAGAGCAGATCAAACGTGGCCTCAGAAATAACATCAATAAAACTTTTGAGAGGCCACGCCAAATCACAGTTAACAAGCCGTCACACAAAAACTTTGTGACTGACAATGATCTGAGGAAAATTAAACCAATACCTCAAAAGAAGTACGACGCTATACTAAAGCATATGAAAAGTTATAAGAGGTATACTACCACTATGATAGCTTTAAGCAGTGGCATTGGCGTATCTGATATAGCGTGGACGCTTAACGTCATGTATCGTCAAAAATTAGTTGATCGTGCTTACGAGAAAACCACACCGATCATAGGCAACGCTGGAGCTAAGTCTCTGCGTTACGTTTACTTTAAAATAAAATAAATATATCGTGTGGGCAAATCATGCCCGAATTGCCCACACGCCTAAATAAATCTAACAGCGTAAATCATCAAGTGATTTATTTAATCTGTGAAGCTGTTTATTACTTGATTTAATAATTTTTCTTCATCTACAAATTGATCTGGATACAATCGAGTTGACGTTTTCTTTATTATTGGATCGTCACCTCTAGCCCAGTAAATTTTCTTTATATCATATGCCACCAGTGCATACACATCAGATTTTTTATTATCTCCAAGGGGCTGTGTATTCCACCTGTACTGCCGCGCATTTCCTGTTTTCTTGCTGGCAGTCTTGACCTGTAAAGTCAGCAATACACCGCTTGGCGTTTTCAAGTATGCATCGTCAATTTCGTGCTGAACCAAGATGCAGGAAATGCCAGCGAATGATAATCTCGATAGAGCCAGAAATTCGCCAGCTCTACCGATTTTATTGTTATGCGTTGAGCCACTCATAGATTTTGTTTGTTTCGCCAGTTCTATCCACAAGCCCATGTGTGCCGCCATTGACCCGACGTGTGATTTTTAAAATTGTTTCGTCGTTCACACCATCGTCTGCGATGTCAAATAACTTGTTATTTTTGAAGAACCAAAGCGCAGTATCAAATGCGTAATCTGTAGCCACCAGATCTGGATCTGTCATAATCTCAGGTAAACCCATATCGGAGCTGAATGCCCTGTAATTATTTTTTCCTGTTAATTGTAGAAATCCGCGACCAATGTAAGTTGAACCATCAGTCTCTGTATTATTTCCCATGCGCCCACCATAAACCTTGTTAGCTAGTGCCGTTGGGTTTCGAGAATATCCCTCGCAGGATGCTAGATCAGGAAAACGGCTAGGCCAGACGCGCATCATACTTTCGGCACTGTAGTTCAGATTTTCTCTTGTGTGCCGCCAGTGACCGCTTTCGTGGCTCGCCTGACCCATTAGATGCGCGGCTCTCTCATTAGATAGCTCATAATATTGGGCAATGGCTTTTGCAGTGTTCTTGCCGAAATGACCATCTGCCCCAACACCAACTTTATCTTGGAGCTTTTTCATTGCTTCACTCATGATTATGCCTTTTTAGTTTTACGTTTAGTTGGCTTTTTCTTAGCAGTTTTAGCCGCTTGTTTAAAAGCCTTGTTCGTTGGAGCGCCCTTAGCACCCTTTTTACGCATTGTCTCGCCACTTCCAGCTTTAATGCGCTTACGCTTCTTATGAATGTTTTCATACAGTGACATTATTTTTTGCTCCCAAAATATTTACTTACACCACGCATCCCAATAGATGCACTTACAATACCACCTAGACTGTATTGATACCAATCAGGCATGTTTGACAGTGCCGCAAAACCAGCTTGCACAATGCCATTACCCCAATCGCCACAGAATGCCAGAATGAGGGGTATGCTAAACAGCAATGTAATCCACTCGTCCTTCCAGCTATTCTCAGTAGCCTTCATGGCGGCAATATCCCAATCGATCTCGCCTGTCGCTATTTTCATTTTAGTTTGCGCCTCTGCTTTCTTCACAGCAGTTTTGCCTTCAATCATAGTGCCAGCAAGATCGGCAACTTGACCTATTAATCCTAATCCAATCATTTGTCTTTTCCTTTCGCCAATGCGTTAGCTCCAAAAAATACAGATACAATACCAGCAACAGACACAAAGTAAATGCTTGCCATCGAGCCTAATATCTTGGCGGCTTCTGTTAAACCAAAAATTTCTGCGCCTATCACGGCAAATGGGTATAGCAACATTCCAAACAATGCGAACCAACTCATCGACCTAATCGAGTCACGTTGTGCATCGTCATCTAACATTTTTAAACGCCTGTCTTCCAGAGCCATGCGATCCCACTCGGCCTGATCAATCGTGCCATTTCCATCTACGTCAAATTTTTTAAATTCATCCATGTCAATCCGCCAGAGGGTTATCCAGCGCCCTTTGTAGTTTCTTCATTAGTTTATCTTCCAGCTCTTTCATTTCGCCGTTTTGTGAAACTCTAACACGTTCTCTCTGATTTTCAAAGCGCACCTCAGCCTTGTCGATCATCTCCCTGACGCTATCTTCAGATTTTCTTACCATGTCCTCAATTCTGTCAACTTGACCCTCAAGCCGCAACAGATCATCTTTAAGGCCATTTTTAATATCACGACTGTATTCGACGCTTTCCTCGACTTTCTCAGATATGCCTGTAACCTTAGCATCCATCACATCCATTTGTTGTTGGTATGCGGATATGTCTAAACCAGCAATCTCTTCAATCTTTTGCCACATCAGCAAGCCACCATATAGACCAGATCCCACTGTAGACAGGAATGCAAATATTGCTAGTATAGAACCAGCCGTCAGCTTCATGCCCCCAGCTTGTAGTTGGCGTTCAGCTAAACCATCAATACCATCCGCGATTTTAGTTGTATCGACCATTAGTTCTCAAATTCCATATTTGTAGATTGCAGATTTTTCATTGCATTCAGCTCTTCCTGCAACATGCGTATTTCCATTTTGCGCTGTAATAATTCAACCTCAAATAATTTCTGGCATTCAATACGTTTCTTAGGCGCATTTAGTGGAATGACAATGCGTGCATAAATGCCAATATCTTTACCTCTAGCATTCGTATCAAGTCCAGAGATCAGCCCAGTTAATCCATATTCTAGCAGTGTAGACCCAGAGATAGAGTTCGAGCATTCTATGCTACCAGACCTTATCCTATCAGATTGAGTATTGATATTAGGCGTTGGTAGCGCCAGAGAAAGTGACGAGCTGTCGGCTAATGCACTGCCAGCAATTAAGGATAGAATGATTGCATATTTCATTTAGTTTTCTCCATAATTTTTGAGCATATTAAGGATGACACAAACGGCTTAGATTTGTTATCTTTTAGCAGTTTTGATTTTGTGCAAATATACATTGCCCTATCTAAATCAACTTTTCTAACATATACATCAAAATTTACTCTCGTTTTGTAATCGACTTTCATTATCCTATATTTTGACGAAAATGGAAGCCCCACAAAATTTTTATCAAATACACCAATTTGGTAATACTTTACCTCTTCCCTTGAGTTAAAAATTGATAGCTCAAATTTAACAATCCCATTCACTGTGGAATACTGCTTTTTTGGGTAGGCTGGGGTCTGTTCGTGAGCAGATACGCCAGACCCCAATAACGTAGCAATTACAATCGCTTTTAGGTGGGTATACACGATATTGTAGCCTGAGCTGTATACGTTCCGCCTGTAAACGGCTTGCCACCGCCATATTCAGCAACGCTTGATATTGCAAACCATGTAGAGCCAGCAGTTGTTAACGAGTAGCTTGTAGTAGCCCCAGCAGTCGTCTTGTTAGTGTCATATGATGACATAGCCGCGTCACTCGTATTCACAACGCTGACAGATCCTGTCCACGTCACAGTGTCATTTAGGGATGGTGATGAGGTAAAAGTTGTTGGATGCGTGATATTAGCTGTGTAGCTATTCGCAATTGCGACATCTATTCTAACCTCTGGATGTATTCCGCCATCGCTTGGGCTTGTACTTAACTTGTTTGCCGTAGGAGATCCAAATACACCACTTTTAGTTGTCTGGATTATACATTTCGCAGACACGTTGCCCACTATATCGACACTATCTGCAAAAGCTGGTGTAGCTAGTGCTAATAGTGGTATTGCTAAATATTTCATATTAACCTCACTTATTGTACTGCATGTCTACCATTTGTTCATGCTTTAGTTGTTGTGCCAAATTAGCCCTTAAAGCTCTTTTGTTATCTGGCATTTGTTTTTGACTTAACTTATGCTTATCTTTGTATATACCACCATTTAGGGCAAGATCATAGTACGTTTGCAAATTGGTTTGGTTGTTGATCATATTAATAAGCTCGTTTTGATTATAATCTTGAAACATAGTCAATGCATTCTCAGCAGACATCAAACCCAGCTCTATTTTTGTTGGCTTGTCATCGTCTTCATCATCCTCTGGGATTTTAGCCTCGTCTGGATATTCGTATTCTTCCTCTTCAATTGCGTCTACAACTGCGTCATCTTCCAATGCATTATAAACCTCAACCTCTGGGATCTCTGGGATAGGCTTCTTATACCCAGCGCAACTTGGATTAAGCTGTGGGTCATAACACTCGTCAACGCGAAATGTATATACAACTGTAGCATCCTTAACAGTGCCATCACCCTCAACTGTGATTGACCCATCGCCCCAATGTTCTAGCGGAATATTATTTAATGGAAATGACTTTGTGATTGTATTCGATGGCACGCCAGACCAATCATCAGTTTCTTTGAACAAGTAACCATCGCCGCCAAAGTTTAGATTACCGACTGTCACCTTCATATCTGCGTCTGTTTCTTTTTCTGTAGTATATCTGTAAATCAGGCCATTTATGTCTACGCCGCCAATTGATGGCAAGACAGATGACATACTCCAGCTCAATCCATTTTTGGCGGCATTTGTACTCGCCCAATAACTATATGGGTCGGCGTTAGAGTAAGAGTAAGAAGAACAAAGTGCTAATGATAACACCCAGCCCAATTTTTGTTTCAGCTTGTTCATCAAAAAGCCTTTCCACTAGATTTTTCTGGTCTTCACTTATACGCGCTTCCACAGCTTTCATCTCCCATTCAAGCCTAGCCTCATCTCCTATTTTCCCATTTATTGGACAGGGCGTGCCAGCGTTTTTCATTGCCTCTTTGACCCTATCATCGACACATAACAGAGCCACACTAGCTACACGCATTCCTAAATCGCTGAGTAGTTTACTTGCTCTAATGCGCTCACAGTTTAGATCCTTCACAGTTTTGCCGCCAGAGATGCCTAATATCTGCGTCTGTACTGCGCCTGAGATCCCCACGACGCACAAATCAGATCCGCTTGTGCTGACTTGTGGTGAGATCGCTGATGGTGGTGGGCTTTGTATAGTTGTATCCATAGACCCACTGGAATTGATATT